TAGAATGAGCTTTGTACTGCCATGCTAAATCCTTTTTGAAATTATACTCTCTTTGAGCGGACATTGTACTGTCCTTCAAGAGAGATTGATTTTATTTGAAACCCAGCACCATTTGTGGACTTGATTTTAATACCCATGTTTTTCGCATTACCACTGACGAATGGCTTACGATTTACCGTATATAGTGATGGAATGACACGTGTTGTACCGCGCTCGTTGTCGATGATATTGAGATTGAACAGACTTCCATCCGTAGAGGATACATCGATTGTTTTAATGAGAAGATTACCACGCAACTCTTTGGTTTTATCCGTTGAGGTTAATGACCATTCTGATAACTCAATCTCAGACGGGTATCCAACCGTTCCGGAATCTAAAAAGGTCGTATATGCAGTGCTGTCAAGATCAACATATTCAAGTTTATTGACGGTTGCGACCGCGGATTCTAACCAAAAGGTTTCATCAGCCCAAATCTTTGTATCATCCCAACTAACGACGAGAGGGTAATCTTCAATCGGTACGAGTGTTGAGTATCGCGCACCCAAGAAATAAATTTTATTCCCCAAAGAGAATATCGACTTGAGGAGCATATTGAATGTCCACTTACCCCACGCCATTTGACTCTTAACACTTTCACTGTCGTGGTATTTGTATGTGAATACTGTATTTACATGCGTACCACTCAACAAACAGATAAAGTTACTTCGAGGCAGCGCGGTTAACCCAACAATGTTTCCATCAATATATCCGGATACATGAGAAGATACATCGATCGCAGCCACATTGGTCGTAATCGTGTTACGACTCATCTCCATAAGTGACGAGTACCCACTACGTGTTACAACAAAAAACACACTATCGTTCATAAAGATCGGTTTGAGTGTCGTATTAATCTCATACTGACAAATAGGCTGTATTGAGATTGTACTTGGTGTTAGAGCTTTAGAGGTATCGAGATAGAACTGTGACTTATCGCCGAACAAGATAACAAGCCCTTGTAGTTCAACAGCGTAACACAGTCCAACAGAACGTGTAGAGTCAACAAAAGTGGTGATCGCGCTATCACCAAGCAGTGCCAATACCGTTGTTCTGAAGAAGTTATAGAGGTTGCCTTGCTGACTAAGACTAATGCCATTGCGAGTAAGCAGTCCAAGTCGTCCGTTGACGAAGAACATATCCAACACAGGTGAGCCAATAAACTCAGGTATCGATTGTGTATCATTGTCACCAACGAGCAGGTTATCCCATGTAATCGGACTCATTGTAAACGTAAAGTCCGCGTTACGTACAAGTTTGTGCGGCATCTTCGCAGTATCAATGATGTAGTTGATTGTCGGATCACGATGTTCAACCCATTGATTACCGTCGTACTTAACCCAATACGCAACATCATCATTCCGCTGGACACCATCAATCTTTACAATTGTGTCTTTGAATGGAAAGAGCTTAGGAAGGTCAGCCATCTGCTCAATCGAACCCTTCCACGCAGATGAGGCTTGACTACCATACGTATCAGAGATGATCACTTCAAACGCGGTGCTGTTATCGCGAGTAATCTTAACTACCGACCCATCGGCAACAGCCGTGAACCCTGTAACCACATCAGCCCACGCCGCCAACGCTGATGCAACCCCCGTCGTACTTGTCGCAGCTGACGAAGTTGTGGCAATGGTTGTGCCGTTTGTTTCTTTGAGTGTTAAGTAAAAGGTATATGGGAATGCAGTATCAACCGAAACCTGCTTGATCCACACAAACGCTTTCTTGTCATAATCCGATGTCGCTGATCCACTCATTGTTGGTATCACACCGCGGTTGGTTATGATAGTTGTATCTTTAACGGTTATTGCCGCGAACCCACTGCGATACCCCGACGCGTTAGTGATATAAGTAGAAGATGTGCCGGTTAAAGATACCGTTCGATACACTTGATCAATAACATCAAATACACGAAGTCCATTAACACCGTCAATTGAGATGTAATACTGCTCTTCTTCAGCAAGGGCAACACCACGATCATATGCGTAAGTGAACGTGTCATTCTCGGCGAACATTCCCGTACCAATCTGCACAGAGGGATTACGGCGTTTGACACCATATTGAATGGTTGGGTAACAATTGATCATCTCTTCACAATGTGACGGTAACCTTAGATCGACCGCTTGTTTGGAAACACCCGCGTAAACACCAAGGTTATTATTGTGAACCAATGCCATTAACGTATTCCCCCGTAGATAATACCAAACTGCTCTGACTCAAGCATGTTGTATCGTCCAGTACGACCTTCTGAAAACTTCGCAGCAAGATATGCATCTTCTTCATCTTTGATTGTGTATGCGTACGCAACCTGATCACCGATGGTACGTGCTTGGAACACACGAGCCGATTTAATTGTAATGTAATGACGAATCGGATGTGTCAATGAATTGAAATCCATATTCCAAATTACATCACACGGTATCGCTTCGGTAAAATTAAATGTAAAGTTATCCTTATCATACAATCTCCAATCTCGCATAATGTAATTCTTATCGTCAGATGCAACAATGTCAAGCACGTTAGGTGGAATACTGATAATCCCATTCACATCGGGTGGAAACGGATAACTGAAGTCACTATTGAAGTGCCACCCTTGTGACAATACCTCACGCTTAACTTCATTGATAGTCATCTCAGCCAGTTGAGCTGTTGTGGCGTTAGCTAAATCATCAGTTGTTTCAATTGGCAACTCATTGATTGTTTGCAACAAAGTGTTGATCGCTGACAGTAATAGTTTTGAAGAGTCATTTTCATCGACGATGTAACCCATAGTTCGCCTTTATATGATTTTAAGAATTGATCCCAAAGGATCAACTATGAAAGCACAATAGCTGCGGTTGACGTAATACCTGTGCAAGCACTACCAATACTGATAACTTGTCCGGCGACCATTGGAATGGCTTTGGTTGTTGTACCATTATAACTTGCGGTGATTAATACACCATTAAGTGGAGCAGTGCCAAATACAATCGTACCCGTCGCGTCAGTGAAAGTGTAATCAGTAGTTTCCGCTTTTAACACACCGTCAAGATAGATCAATTGTGTATTGGCGATTACCGGAACATTGGCGAGAGTAAAGGTTGTTAAAACTCCATTACCTGTACCAACCACTTCAGCTTGGTAATAAATCGGGCTGAATGTAGCTGTGACAGTTGTTGTCGCACTAGCCAATATCTTTTTATTCGCGCGTAGTGGTTGGTTTGTCGCTGTTCCAACAAATACACCAGCATTTATTTCAAATACATTTTCCACAATAACTCCTTCGTAAATTTAATAACATCCTCCGAAGAGGACGCTTTAAAGTTACACGCTTTTTAGGTCAAACGTTTTTTATACTGACCGCAGCGTCCGGTCTGAGTGACCCTACACCGTTGGAGAAGTATGCTGTGATAAGTTTAGCATCAAGGAAATCTGCTTGCTCAGAAATCTTAGTGTTAACATCCCACAATTTAACCATACCTGCCGCTTGATCAGTAAACGCAAGAGCGATAAGACCCGCAGTAGTTGGAAGGTTATTGGTTTCAAACACCTTCGCACCGCCGACCATTGCTACCATACCGGTATCAAGACCACCGTTACCACCAGTGTAATCAGAACTTACGATCTTCAATGATTGCGGTAAGTATTGGAAGTTTGCCGGTGCAATTGCAACGTAAACATCGTCCATGTTGTCTTTACCGCGAAGTACAGCGACCGCCGCATAGATTGACTCTACGATTTCAGCACCAAGCAACTCAGCCGTTGCAGCCGCAGCAACACCGCCCGGAAGCGCGGTATTCTGAACAACCGCACCGTTACCATTACCAGCAACACCTGTTGCCAAAGAAGCCGCTTCAATTGCCGCAGAGATTTTACGGTCAATGACGTTAGCCAACTTAGAACCGATTTGACGAACTTGCATCGCCATAACGTCGTAGTTAGAAACTGCTTCGTCAAACTTGTCAATACGACGAGCAACATACGTTGGACGATCAAGGTTGATTACACGCTGATCTTGTGTACCAGCAGTGATGTTGACTTGTGTTCCAGCTGAATACGTTGCTGTACCTGTGCCGTCAGTATCCTCTTTACCCTCGATAGTAAACTGAGCACCAGTTCCACCTTGAATAGTTTGAGTATAAATCTTGTCCATAAAAGTGGTCTTACGATTGTAAGCCAAAAGTGTGTCAACGTGAATATCACGATTGAGGGCAGCGGATGAAGTTGTACCTACGTTTGGGGTTGATGAACCGGTGTATGCCATGATTGATCCTTTTGAGTTTTATAGTTACAGTCAGTTTTCGTACCAATCAGTTACAACACAAAAGAAATCAACCTTGTTTTAGGAGGATTTTTCAGTATGATTTAATTGATTGGCACAGCCAACCAACACGTTCAGGTGAAATTATAGACTTAATTTATGAAGAATGTCAAGAGGAGAGAAGATAGGTGACCCTATCTTCCATAAATAACTGAGTCAGGAGTGAGGTTCATGCGTCGGCGATGAGCCTCTTGTGCAGCAGTGTCGGAGCGACCTTGCTGTGTTGCGAGATACGCTTTATCCCGACCAATCTCTTGAAGTGATGCGTAACCGCGCGTTCCTACATTACCACTACCATCACCTTGTAGGCGTTGAGGTTGTTGTGCCCCACCAAGTGATGCAGTGTAATCTGCGTGAAGACCTTTGATTGCGTATTCACCCATTCCTGAGGTGAGTGCTTTGTCAAAATCAGCTTTCTTGGACTCATCAAGAGTTGTCTTCGCCCAATTGAGCATCGCGTTGTACTCTTCCTTACCACCAACAACCGAATACGCTTTAGTGACTTGCTCTTTGATCTCAAGCGCAGCGAGTTTAATCTCAGCAACGCTTTTACCTGTTTGTTGAGCAAGGTCTGCAATCTCGGCATCCATACCGTCGTAACTAAAGTCGTTCTCAACGAATTTAGCGATAACCGGTTGAGCAATCTCTTGTACGCTTACTTCTGGTACGGTGGCTGTGGTGTCAGGTGTCGTACCGTCGCTCTTAATATCCCGCATTACGTTGGAATACTTAGTCTCAACAGACTGTAAAGTATTAAGTACAGCCTCTAACGAGTCAAAGCGACCAAACAGTTTACCATTCTTGAAGTTCTTAGTGACGAACTCGTCGTTTAACTGAAACTTATCGAGGTTAGAGGTGTTCTCATCGACCGCCGACGGTAAACCGCCAGCATCATCAGGATTAACCTCTGGGACTTGACCATCAATGGGTAGGACATCTGGTGTTAATGTTTCATCCATGTCGGTTACCACTTAATCTGTTTATCTGTACAGGTGATGCGACGCTTCAACTGCATAATCAACGGAACTTTATCCGCAACTGCTTGTAACTCGG